GCTCACTCCAACCACCCTTCCAGATCTCTCTCTCCATTCTCTCCCGCACATCTGCATCAAATGACTCGATAACTTCTCTCTCTTCAGCGATTGGAATACTGGTTATTGGTTCCACCAGATCGGGAAAAGGTTCAACAACTTGCTCTTCTCTGATTTTCTCGTAGATTGGTTCTCCAAAACGAACGGCCATCATAGGTTGATCTTGATAAAACGGTTGATCGTCAAGCATTCGATAACCGCCTCGGTCTATCGAATCAAACGGACTCACCCACCTTTCAAAATTGACATAAGGTAGGAGCGGCTCAACGAAATCACGATTCAGGCACTTCTCAGGGTCACCAGCCAAAACAACATCCACCTCTTGACCTAAACCTCCTTGTCTGGTTCTGAAATCGTAACTTCTCTCCGCAGTAGGTTGCAAAACACCTGCTGGATCCTTAGGATACTGATCAAACAAGCGACTGAAGAAAGGATGACAAGCCAAGGCGTAATCATTGGCTGTGTTTGGCAAGAAATTTTTGATAACAATTATTCTTGGTGAACGCGTGAATATATTGTTCAAAATGTCATCCGAAACAACTCCTAGAGCTGTTGCATCGATCACTACCACCATCAACGGCACCGTCAAACCCTGCATAGCTGTGTACGTCTCATTTTCGTTGTTATTCAGTGAATCTGCCATCGCTACTCTTGCTCTTGCTGGGAAAGCCACGTACATCCCCTTGAACCACGCTCTCAACTCCTGCTCATCAACTCTCGGATAGACCCTCTTCAAATCCTGCCAACTCGTAGGGATCGTTCTGTCGAAATGAATTCCCCCGTAAGGGAATGACTGGAAAACTGGTATTCGAAGGAAGTTCCCTATTTCAGGACCAAACCTTCTACTTCCAACCATGTATCTCCGACTGAAAGGTGTCATGTGTTCTCCATTCGTGGGCAATAAATTGAGTGGTGAATCCTTTTCAGGATCATGCCACTTGCCTTGAAATCGATCACACATGAATAGAACAAACTCAACGTTGTTTTTCAACAGACAATATGCGTCAATGAAGCCACTTGGGTACTTGTCTTCGTCGAATACAATCACTTGAGCACCTCCAGTCTTGGCCAAGCACCTTTCATAAGTATCACACCTACTACTAGGTTGGCCCTTGCCAGTCTTTGGATCCTTGTCTTGAACACGCAACTTCGCCGAAATGTCCTCCTTAGCCACGTTAGTAGCACAGATGACTTGAACGGCTGGGGTCTTGATGTAGTCACGCATCACTGTCCAAATCGGGTGAGATTTTGCACTTCCAGGGTCTCCCTCAATCAATGCCAACTTCACGGTCTTTCCATCACGGCCTCTCATCCCTGCCAATTCCTCCCATGCTTTGATTTTCTGTGAATTTGCTGGATTCTGTCCAAGTAAACCGCCTTTGCCAACGTAAAGAGCACGCAAGTAAGCTTCTGCACGCTTCATGTTCACGGGGTAATCGACCCAAACAACTGA